ATGCGTATTGAGATCTGCATAGCCAAAGAAAAAATGACTAAAATGCCAAACGGTGCTGTGGATGCGTTAAAGGAAGAATTAACCCGACGCATCAGTAAGCGTTATGACGATGTAGAAGTGATCATAAAAGCCACCAGCAACGATGGCCTTTCAGTTACTCGCACCGCCGATAAAGATTCTGCAAAAACTTTTGTTCAGGAGACGCTGAAAGATACCTGGGAGTCTGCTGACGAGTGGTTTGTTCGCTAATTAACGAGTAAAATCGGTAACGGCTGGAAATCATTCAATACTCGCACTATCGAAAAGTTCACCAGCCAACAGCGGTAAGTTCTTTCATACGACGTACCGCTGTTTTCTTTATGATTTATAGCTGTACTGGTGAATTATGAGCAATCTGAATCCATGCATGACGTGTGGCGCCTGTTGTGCATTTTTCCGCGTCTCTTTTTACTGGGCCGAAGCCGACGATGCCGGCGGCACCATTCCCGCCAGACTTACTGAACAAGTATCGCCTTTTCACCGATGCATGATCGGTACAAACCAGAAAAACCCCAGATGTGTTGCCCTTGCTGGAACTCCGGGCAAAAATGCCTGCTGCACGATATATGAAAATCGATCATCCACATGCAGAGAATTCGCCATGTCTGGCGAGAACGGCGTCGTCAATGAGGCGTGTAACCGCGCAAGAGCTAAATACGGCTTACCCCCAATATAGATTGTTCTCCAACCTTAAACGCCTGCACCTCTGCCAGATTCTCCAGGGTGTTTAACGTATCCTTCATCTCCCGCTGGCGACGATAAATCGCGTTGTTCCGCTCAGAGAGTGCCTGAGCCAGTGCGACGGCCAGCGATTTCAGTTCCTGCACTGTCAGGTTTACCGGCTCGTTGGTTGTATCGCTCCAGGTAACAGCCTGCTCGCCGGCGTATTCCGCCGCCGTAATCGCAGGCGTGAGCCGGGCCAGTGAGGACGGCCCCGCGTTCCAGGTTCGACCGTTCCACTCAAACGTGAACGACTGCGCTTCCTGTTCGGTACGCCACACCTCAATTTCCTGACGTTTTGCATCCTTCGCCGCCGCTATCAGTTCCGGCGTGGCCGTGAACGGGGCAATTTCGCCCCATTTGCCGCTCTGTAGTTCCTGCCAGATACGCTGACCTGTCGGGGCTGCGTCGCCCGGCGCAGCCGTATAAACAACGTACTCGCTGCGCCCCTCAAACAGCACCTCACAGTCAACCGCGCCGTTTCCGAGATGCACCGGATTGCGAATATCTTTTACTGCGTTCATTTCTCACCTACTCAACGCGCACAAACAGACAGATAAACCCATTGTTTCCACGGACATTATTTGCACCGGATAACGCCTGGTAACGTCCGGGGAAATTGTACTGTCCGGCACCACCAACAAACGCCCGCAGCGGCGACGGAGTTGTGCCGCCTTCGTTCACCGCGCACGGAATACTCACCGGCCCCAGACAGGAGCCCGGAACAACGTCGCCTGTTGCAATACTCACCCCGCCAGCACCGGCAGATGCCCCGTGGTACGCTGCCAGCAACAGGGAACCCACCGCCGGATAACGGTAGAACCCTGACGGGTCCGCTCCCGCTGTTGCTGACAGCAGTGTCGCCAGCGACGGAGCGTCGCAGACTATCATACTGCCCGCAACCCGCAGGTTGTCGCCCTCGTACCAGTACTGGAGCAGGTGTAGCCCGTGCTCTCCGGCACGTGGCTCGTTGTAACACAACAGCGTTTTGAATTTGTGCGCTGTGTCCGACCCGTCGTTATCAAAGGGTGACCACAGCACATCAATGTTGCCGTTAAATTTCGTGGTGCCCAACAGCAATGCAGAAGAATCCGCAACAGTGACCGGATAACGCCCCGGCGTGGCTTTCTGTAGCCACGCACCAAAATCAGATACCCCCTGAAACGACAGAGCTTCCGAGCGGCTGAATATTCCGCCGAAGCCGTAAGCACCGGGCAGAGCCAGACGGTCCGGTGTACGGTCACGAATATCGTCCTGAACCTTACCGCCCAGTTCATCCACAGCACGACGGGCATCTCCGGCAAACTGTTCTGCGCTGTTCGCGTCTTCATGGACACGCCTCGCCAGCTCATCGAACCGCCGCAGAACGTCCGGCTTCAAATCAGCATCACTCACTGCTATCAGGAAGTCGTTCAGTGTGCCCGGTTGTGAGTCCTCATAAACAGAAATAACACCAACCTGAAACTCATTACGCCAGTCAGTCTTCAGATAAACGCTGTACTTCCCCGTCCGGGCCTCAAACGCATATTCCCCGTTTTGCCCGGTTACAATATGCGCAACAACAGACATCACCACATCTGAGGTGTTTACACGGGATTTCAGGATAATCTGGCAGCCAGCGGTATACCTGCACCATCTTTTAATACGCCGGAAATCAGAGTCGACACGATTAATTACTCCTCCTGATATTTATTCCGGTTGTACAGGCCACTCAATGTCCGGAGCTACTGATGTATAGTTCGGTTGAGCAGCACCCGATACTTCTTCCATGCCGCCAGCAACGGGGTTTCTTCCTCCGTTGCATATACAGCTCACCTTTTTTCACCCACGATTAACCAACAGCCAGACCAGCAGACACGCCACCACCGGCACAGCAAAATCCATCAGGCTTGCCACATCCCAAGCACGCGGATCAAAACCGCCCCACCACGGCATATTCATTCGCTTGCCATGCCCGAACATTTCAATCCAGCAATATTCTGCCTGGGTGTGTTCCCGCGCAATGAAGAACGTACAACCAGCTATCGCACCGTAAACCCAGTTTCCGGTAAAAAGGCCAATCAGTACCTGCGCAGCCACAGCACAAAGTGCATGAAGGAAAGGTGTTATATCCATTTTCATCCTACCCAATAAAACGGGGCGCTCGGCCCCTTAATATTATTCAGACGCAAGCGCCGCCTCAATTGCAGATAATCTTTGTCTTAATTCTGCGTTTTCTTCTTCCAGTGCTGTTATTCTGTCGTCTGATTCTCTGGCTACCTGAACAAGCAAGCTCCATTAAGCCCATGTCCTTACATGCTGATCTGTCGTAATGAAAGGCATTAAAGAAGATATGTTTTTACTGCCATCAACAATCCTCATGTTTACGAAAAAACCACCGCGATCAATGCCTGTACATCTTTCGTTTTCTGGCTCCTCGTAATCAATAATGCCGCCAATAACATCAACAAGAATCCCATTTTCTTCTTCAAGACTGAACAGGCCACTGTCATATACAATTGCGTTAAACTGTTCTCTGTTATCGAATCGTAATGTTATATCCCGCATTATACGTATTCCTTAATCTGCGTATCTGACAATGCTCTGTTCCAGAAACGGAGGTTTTTTATATGACCATTAAGGTGTCGTAATCCTGTCGTCGTTTGCCCCCCGATACGAATCACGGCTGCTTCACGAATATATTTCCATACTGTTTTGGTTTCAGTGCTTATATTCTTATTTGCAAATGAGCATGTCATGCCGTCAGCCTTAACCCTGAATCCCATAACGAGATCTCTTACTCCGCATGACTCATATACACGCCGGTTAGCCCCGCCTATATCGCAATACGAATAACCATCCTGACTGATAGTTCCAGAAGAACCAAACCCCATAATAAATGGGCCTCCGGACTGGTGATTTTCTGAATCAATGACACGCGGTGCAGCATTATGAGAAATAAACCAGTTTTTATGGACTTCCACCATGAACGTAAAAGGCATGGTATACATATTTTTCATCAGCGGAAATTTACATAAATCTGATGCACGAGTCGCTGGCTCTGTTGTCGTTATGATAAAGGAAGTTGCACAGGCACCATACTCGAATTGCGGGGTGGTTACTTCTATCCAGTCACCTGTTGCAAAAGCCCCCACTGCTCTGTCGGCTGCAATTTGCAGCTGCGTACCAACCATTCCCCATTCTGGCAGACATTTCAGTGTTGCCTGAAAATATATCCATCCACTACCTGGATCGATTTCAAAGTTTGCTGTTAATAGCTGGGCATTGCCACCAGTAATTTGTAGTTCATGGGTCTGTAATGACAAATAGGCGTCGCAAAGGAAGGTGTATCCTTCCGAGTTATACCGTTCAAAACGGATACGTGCGCGAACATTGAGATCACTTCTTACCCTGAACGACGCGGTAACATACGGACCTTTACTGTACTGTTCATCGCCAGTCACATCTATGCCTTTGTTACCAGCAACTGTGCATATATTTCGCCCTGTTGTCGTTCCTGCTATATCGCTTCCTACCGTGAAACGTCCATATTTAAACTCAAATTCATCTGTTGATGATGTTACAGATATACCACCGCTTTTATTCCAGGCATCAGGATTAAAACTATTTACGAACATGTTTGTTCGCTGATTCTCTATCAGCAAACCATATTTTTCAAAACGAGGAACGTTATTCCCTGCCACGGTAATATGCCCGGACTTATCAATATACGTTGCAGATGAAGCCCGGCTAAATTGGCATATGCCATTAACAGGCATTGTTATTTCATCACTGCCGATGGTTATTGTTTTATAGCCCGGGGCATACCCTGTTATCGCTTCCAGAGAATCATTCAAGGGTAGCCAGATATCAGGAAGCGGAGGGACAGAAGCAGGATCAGCGGCATCTTCTGCAATCCGGGCTGCATTCTCTGCTCTTGTTGCGGCTGACGTTGCTTCTGTCTCGCTGGCTGCTGCTTTTGTTTCACTCGTCTTTGCGTTAGTTTCACTGGTTTTTGCAGCTTTTTGGCTATTAGCTGCCGCTGTTGCAGAACCAGCTGCGGCACTCTCGCTTTGGGCTGCTGCATCCTGACTGTTTTTCGCCGCAGTTTCGCTGGCTTTGGCATTCGTTTCGCTGGTCTTCGCTGCCGTCTGGCTGGACTTTGCGTTAGTTTCGCTCGTCTTCGCGGCTTTCTGGCTGTTAGCCGCAGCAGTTGCTGATCCAGCTGCTGAAGTCGCAGAACCGGCTGCAGCACTCTCGCTTTCGGCTGCTGCATCCTGACTGCTTTTCGCCGCAGTTTCACTGGCTTTGGCATTCGTTTCGCTGGTCTTCGCTGCCGTCTGGCTGGACTTTGCGTTAGTTTCACTCGTCTTTGCGGCTGTCTCGCTGTTTTTCGCGTTGGTTTCTGATTTTTTGGCTGCTGTCGCGGAGTTTGCTGATGCAGTCTGTGAGGTCGCTGCCGCCTGTGCGCTGTTAGCTGCATTCGTTTCTGAGGTTTTCGCCGCGTTCTTCGATGATGCCGCTGCAGTTTCGGATTTCTTTGCCGCCGCTGCGCTCTTAGAGGCGGCTTCAGCGTTACGTGCCGCTTCTTCCACCATCAGTTCAAAACGCCGCAGTGCCTCCGGACGGGCATCATCCTCCGTCATGGCACCGAGAAAATCATTCAGCGTACCGGGTCGGGAATCTTCATAGACGGTGATGGTCCCGGCATGTGACGGCGGGAACCCCTCCACCAACAGACTGACGCTGTACTGACCGTACTCAACATCCATGCTGTAACGACCTGCTTCATCCGGATTTTCTGAGGCCACCGTGTTCACCACCACCGTGGTGCTGTTACGTCTGGCTTTCAGTTGAATAGTGCAGTTTTGTACCGGCTTACCTGCACCATCTTTCAGTACACCTGAAATCTTTACTGCCATATTCACCCCACAAAAAAGCCCGCCTGAACCGGCGGGCTGTCGTAAAGCTGTGTTAACAATCAGAATTTATAACCAACACCCACGATGAAACCGTCAGTACGCCAGTCGCCACTGCCGGAACCTTCATAAGCGACATCAATGGCCACGGATTCGGTCGGGTTAAACTGCACGCCAGCGCCCCACGCCAGAGACGTGTTGCTGTGGCGACCGTCAGCACTTCCGGTCAGCACATCGTGCGTTTTCCCCGTGTTGTCAGCTACGCGGAGATAATCCCCGGAAAAAGTCGACACCCGGCTGTAAGCCATACCCGCCATCGCATACGCGCTGAACCATTCATTCACGCGCACAGACGGCCCCGCCATCACGCTGAACCAGCGGTTACGCACGGAATCTTCATGCCAGCGGGTATCGCTGTAGTGCGTTTTTCGCTCATCTTCGGCACTGGCATAACTGAAGGACGTAATCAGCCCCAGCGTGTCCGTAAACTCATAACGGTATTTCACGTTAATCCCGTTCAGATTATCGCTGCCGGGAGCGTTCGTCCGGGCATGAAGATACCCTGCACTCAGTGTGGCCTGCTGCTCAGACGCCCATGCAGGCGCACCGGATACGACCAGACAGATGGCAGCGGACAAAATGGCGGCACAAACTTTACGCATAATTACCTCTCGCTTTTCTGTAATAAAAAAGGCGCCATTTCTGGCGCCCGTATCTGGGTTATAAAATTCAGCTAATCGTGATGCCTGCAGTGGATTTCTTCATCACAACAACCAGCAAATCGCTGATACTCGCTGTGGGATACCAGCCATTTACCCACCATGCTGATACAGAAAACTCCAGTGTCATTACGCCACTGCCTGCAGGCATATCAATAACACCCGTGTAAATCAGCGTATTATCCAGAGCCGTTCGGTTATAAATTTCAGCACCGTTTTTCTTCACTATCAGACGGCATGACGAATAAGTATCGCTATTCTCCCGCTCATGTCTGGCACCGCGGAAAGCCACCGCCGGAATAACAATCTGCCGGTCAAACGGCTGATCGTCATAAATCCTGACGGTAATGGTCCCTGATGGCCACCGCTCCGGTGCACGGGAGTCCCGCGGGAAAGCTTTGCCCACTGTTTTAACGAGATCGCCTTCAATCTGATTGGCTGACAGTTTTCCCAGAATCCGGCAGTTCTGATTAATCGTGACATTGTTGAGCGTCCCGGAGTTCGCGTTCACGTTACCGCTGATATCCGCATTTTTCGCCGTCAGCCGCCCGTCCGGTGTCAGGGAAAATGCCGGAGGATTACCACCACTGGTAATGGTGGGAGCCGTCAGATATTTCAGGAACACGTCGTTCATGAATATCTGATCGCCCTGCCCCACAAACATCGGCTTTGTGTTGCCATTTGCAGGATTAATCATCGCAATCCTGTCTGCCGCCAGCAGCACCTGACTCTGCATGCCGTCGGGGGTGTTCCCAATACCGGCACCAATACCCGCGATATAAAGGCGTCCGTCCTTCATCTGTTGCAGCTTCACAGCCCACATGCTGTTCAGGTCATTACTGGTATCAACCTGAACCTTCTGTATCTGCTGGATCGCTGCACTCTGGTCTTCCAGTGTCTTATTGACAGTCTGCGTGATTTCATTGCTGACACCCGTAATGGACGTCCTGATTTCAGCCAGGTCAGGCGCAAGCTGACTGTTATCAATCTGCGTCCACAGCTCCTGAGCCAGATGGGTTTTCCCTATCTCTCCTTTGAAAAAATCCAGATAGCCGGATGGATCATCACTCGGCTGACCAACAGCCTCCACGAATGCCGATTTGCCAACGGTGTTCACACTGCGGATATAAAAGTAATAATCATGGCCCGGTTTGATATTGATACTGGCAGCTATCCAGTACAGCGCCGTGCCAAGATAGCGGGCTGTGGTTTCAACCTGCCTGATATCCGCAATCCGCTTTTCCGAGAACCAGAACTCAAACTGTACCGTCGGATCATAAACCGCAAGATGCGGCGTGGCGGTTATCTGAAAATAGCCCGGCGTCAGCTCAATCCGTGACGGCGCTGCCGGTGCGGCAATCCGGAACGATACCGACGCCGGATCCCCCTGCTGCCCCTGGGCATTTACCGCCCGTACCGTCAGCGTGTAACGCCCCAGCGCCAGCTGCCTGAAGCGGTATGTGGTTTCCGTCGTCCTGGCTGTGCTGACCAGCCGCTCACTGCCGTCGTCCGCTGCCACGGTCAGACGAAGCAGGAAGCTCACACCCTTCACCACCTTCGGCGTGTCCCATCGCGCCAGCACCTGGTATTCCCCGCTGTCTGCGGTGACTTCGGCGGTCAGATGCTGCACTGCCGGCGGCGTGACACCATTCACCGTGCCGCTCTGGTCACCGTCAAAGTGCGCCCCGTTATCCACGATGGCTTCTTTTTCCGGTACATGCTGCACGGCGGTGATGGCATACGTGCCGTCATCGTTCTCACGGATACTGACGCAGCGGAACAGGCGCTGGCGCAGCGTCGGCAGCTTCAGCCCCCACACGCTGTATTCTGCAACGCCGTCAGGAACACGGCTCACTTTCACCTTCACACCGTCGGTGACGGACTGAACCTCCACGCTGACCGGATTGCCACTTCCGTCAACCAGGCTTATCAGCGTGGTGCCGGAGGATGGCAGCGTGATTTCACGGTCGAGCGTCAGCGTCCGGGTCTGGCTGTTCACCGCCAGCACACGACCACCGGTGCTGATCCCCGCATAGTCATCATCACAGATTTCAATAACATCGCCCGGTACATGGCGAAGCCCTTCTGCGCCGACGCTGAAATCCACGGTCTGCGTTTCCAGCAGTTCTGTTTTAATCAGCCACAGCCCGGCGCGGTGTGCCTGCCCCCGGCTGGTACAGCCAAAGGCATCCATCTTCGTGACGTTACGACCGTAACGGGCAATGGCCTGTGTGTCCTCCACAAGCTCTGTCGCCGTCTCCTGGCCGTTATCCGGGTCACTCCAGTTCACCTCAACGGCATTATGGCGGTCCTTCAGGGCGCTGAAGCTGTAGCGGAACGGAGCGCCATCATCCGGCATCACCACATTACTTCGGTTATAGGTCCACACCTTATCCGACGGCCGGTCCTGCACGAACGTCAGCGTCTGCCCGTTCCATACCGGCATACAGCGCATCGCCGAGCAGAAATCGCTGAGAACATCCCACGCCTTACGCTGTGTGGTCAGCCAGGCATTACAGGTGATGCGCGGCTCCGTGCCACCAAAGCCGTCCGGCACTGACTGGTCGCAGTACTGGCCGATGACATACAGCGCCCATTTGTCCACATCCGCCGCACCAAGACGTTTCCCCATGCCGTAGCGCGGATGGGTCAGCATGTCCCACAGACACCAGGCCGGGTTGTTGCTGTATGCCGGTTTAAGTGTTCCGTCCCAGATACCACTGTACTGCCGCGTCTGCGGGTTATAGTTCGACGGCACCTGCAGAATACGCCCCCGAAAATGGTAAGTGCGGCTCACCTGCTGACTGCCGAACTGCTCCGAGTCCACCTGTACGCCGACCAGTGCCGTGTTCGGGTAGCACTGTTTCACATCGATGATTTCAGTGTATGACGACCAGAGCGTTTTGTTCTGTAACTGGTCTGTGGTGCTGTCCGGCGTCATCCTGCGCATCCGGATACTGAACGGTCGCGGCGGCAGGTTATCCACCACCACCGAGGCCAGATACTGGGACGTGGTTTTGCCCTTAATGGTGATGTCTTTTTCCGTCACCCAGCCACCGTTACGCTGTATCTGAACCAGCAGGCGGACAGAAGAGGGGTTACGGTCCCCCTTTGAGGTGGTTTCCACCAGTGCCTGCACGCCGAAGGTCAGGCGCAGACGATCGATATTTGCCGACGTGATGGTCCGGGTGATCGGCGTGTCATATTTCACTTCCGTCCCCAGCACCGTTTCTGAACCGGAGGATTCAAAGCCCTCCGGTGGTGTCTGCTCCTGTTCACCGGCACGGAACACCACAGTGACACCGGAAAAGTTAGCATTCCCCTCACGGTCCAGTACCGGCGTGCCGTTCAGAAACACGCTTTTCAGCCCGTCAACAGGCCCGTAAACCGGTCCTTCGCTGATGGCATCAATCACACTCAGCATCTGGGATGATTTCAGATTATCTCTGGCTTCACGGGGCGTATGCGCCTTACCACCACCTTTACCCATTACTCACGCTCCATAAACGACAAAACCGCCCGGAGGCGGTTTCACATAAAACGTATTTCATCATCGACCAATCACCACTATCTGGCCACCATCCCCTTCATCTGCCGTGCTGATCTCCTGAGATGCCACCCGCGACCCCACGCGCATTTCACCGTACAGAACGGGCAGAACATTCCCCTGGGCAATCATGTTATCCAGTGATGAAAAATAGGTATTCTGTTTGCCGTTATCCGTTGTCTGTGTACGGGGAGTTCTGGATTTAGGGGCCAGCATCTGTGCCACCCCTCCAAGCATCATGGCCACACCAAGGTTGCCAATAACCGCACCTATGCCTGTCCAGCTTAATGCATAACCGACAACAGCAAGCACAGCACCGGCCACGACCTGAAAAACCCCTCCGTTTTTTGCCCCCTCCAGGCGAGGGACAATATGTATTACCGCGCCCGGAGGCAGTGTGTCATTCATCTGTGTGAACAATGTTTCATGGGATATATCCTGTCCGGAAATGCGTACCTGATACCAGCCGTCGTTCAGTTTCTGACGAAAGGCGGGAAGCTGTGTGACCAGCGCCCGGATGGCTTCGGCCCCCGTTTTCACACGAAGGTCGATGCGGCGGCCAAATCGCTGCAAATCCCCGTAAAGGCAGATGCGTGCCATGCCCGGTGACGCCAGAGGGAGTGTGTGCGTCGCTGCCATTTGTCGGTGTACCTCTCTCGTTTACTCAGTTGTTCAGGAATATGGTGCAGCAGCTCACCGTCGCCGCAGTAAATGGCGGCATGATTCGGCACCGATGAACCAAAGCAGCACAGCAGCACATCGCCCGGCTGTGCCTCTGTCAGTGCGACACGGTAAAAACCATGTCTTTCAAGGTTATCCAGATAGAGATTCTGACCGTTACGCCACCAGTCATCCTCACGATGAAAATCCGGCATCTCAATTCCCGCCAGATGGTAAGCATCCCGGAACAGCGTGTAACAGTCCGTCACCCCGTGCTCAAAGCGCCGCCCGGTAAGATGCGGCACACAGCGGAACCTGTGAATCGCCCCCCGGCAGACCAGCCACCACGGCAAATCACTCTGCACCTGCAGCCGCCGGTCAGCCTCACTCAGCCAGGGCAGTCCACCGGGATGGCTGTGGACCAGCGCCACAATCTCACCCTGCATCTCTGCCTGCAGCCAGTCTTCCGGAGCCATCCGGAAATACGCCTCCGGCTCACCGGAGATATTCACGCAGGGAAGATACCTTTCCCCCTCCGGCGTTCTCACCACGAAGCCGCACGACTCCGCTGGCGCACATCGCCGGGCGTGCGCCAGAATCGCTGATTCTGTCTCTGTCATGGGATTTACTGCGAAAGTTTGTTAATGGAAAGGTAGCCGCCAAAGTTGCCGACGTTATTGCGAAACTTACAGCCACTCAGGCATTTGCTGCATTTATCCTTCGTGATATCGGACGTCGGCTGGTCATATTCATCCGCGACAGCCGGACCATCATAACCGCACTCATCACCGCGATAGGTCCAGGTGCAGGTGTTGGCCAGCATGACACGCCCCGGGAAAACAGCGCCATCCGTTTCCGTCGGCGTGGCCAGTACAAAAGAGGCGCTCACCGCGCTCAGTTCGCTGCACTGCTCAATGCGCCAGCGGCTGATCACCTCCTGCTCCGGATCGGCGTCGCTGTTTCCGTTGATGAAGTTCACCGCATCCAGAAAACGGGCGTAGACCTTGCGCCGGACCACCGTTCCGCCGACCAGACTCTGCATATCTTCCACCATACCGGTGACCATGCCGTACAGGTTAGAGACTGCCAGCGTGGGCCGCGTACTGGCACCTTTGCCATTCCGTTCAAAACCACTCCCCTGAATGGGATACGCCTGATACTCTCTCCCCTGCCAGATAACCGACTTGCCTTTTTCGTTCTGCTCATTACAGAAAAAATAACGTTCTCCACCGACCTCTGTCAGATCGATTTCCCAGAGCACCACGCTGGCCGACTGCTCCGCACGGGTGCATTCATTCAGTGTTTCCTGTCGGATATCCTGCATCAGTTCACCACCTGTTTAAACTCTGCGCTGAACTCAACACGAAGCATGCTGACCCGCGCTGTCCACTTTGCGCAGGTCACCTTTATCTGCCGGTAGCCATAAGGCGGCGTCCACAGAAAGGCCTTCCAGCCCCCGTGTTCAGCCAGAAACGACTCCAGCGCCGTGGCCTCCTCGCGTGAGACAGAGAGCGTCACGCTGTACGTTTTCAGGTCGGCATTCAGCCCGGCAGGCGAGCGCTGGGAGTAACCATCACCAAAGCGCACTTCCCTGACGGAAGGAGCCGAAGCCGCATCCATACCGGGTTTCACTTTCCAGCGGAAGGTCTTCATCGTCCACCTCCGGAGAACAGGCCACCATCGCGCATCTGCGTCTGAATTTCATCACGGGCACCCTTGCGGGCCATGTCATACACCGCCTTCAGAGCAGCCGGACCTATCTGCCCGTTCGTGCCGTTGTTGTTAATCACCACATGGTTATTCTGCTCAAACTTCCCGGACGCCTGCGACCGGCTCTCCGCCATGCTGCCCGGTGTACCGACATAACCGCCGGTGGCATAGCCGCGCATCAGCCGGTAGAGATTCCCCACGCCAATCCGGCT